CTGCCAGAACATCATTTACGCGCTCAGTGAATACACGGCACCGGCTCGGTCTGCCCCTGTGGCCCGCGGGAGTGCTTTTTGCCGTCAGCGGATTGACCGCCCCAGATGGCAAAGCGCGTGGCGTAGTTTTGAGCGGTTTGCGTGACGTAGCTCTGGTTATTCGTCGCGCAATCCTGGAACGCTTTCTTCAGTTGCGAGAAATCCGGCCCGTCCTCACCCAACGGCGCGATTTGCAGGGCCGCGGCCGGTGCAACTGAATTTGATGCGGTGAGGGAGGACACTTGGAGTAAGCGCAGAAGTAGGGGCGCTTATAGATAATGTCAATATCCGCCCGTCACCCCGTAGGTCAGGGCTTCGGAGTGTTTGGCTATATCAATGTGCCTCGCATCGGCATGGCAGAGGTAGCGCAGGCAGTCGATGGGGTCTTTCGTGTTCTCCTCCGATCCGGCCTTTCCGGTGTATTCCGACATGGCATAAATCAAGTTCTGGCAGCGGTCGGAAATGAACAGGCGCGGGGTGTTAATCGCATCCTTCGGCTTGTTTTCATCCCAAGCGAGCAGTTCGTTGATCTTCTGAATGCCTGTCTCGATTTCGCTCTTGCTGCCACCGCCACGGGAAACAGGGGCGGGGATGGTCGTGATGTTCAAGTTCTCCAAATCAGAGATGATCGTGGCCGCTCCATCGTCAGTTTGTTTTTCCGCGGCACCGGCCCTCGGGTCGATTATCCGCTCAAACACCTCGCCGTTTTCTTCGACGTGATTCATTATATAAATGTAGTCGTTGTATCCGCGCCGCCCCTTTCTCTGCGCGGGACCGGCTTTCCCCTCGGCATTGTTGCCGGGGAGCGCCCAATCGTCATCGTCCGGCCATTCAGCCCAAACCCACCACGTTTCCATGGCGTCAACAGCGACCCAAAGCATGAACCATGGCTTCGATCCAGCGGGATCGATTGCCATGTAATTCGTCACCTTGTACGGAACGTCATTCCCCTTCTTGTCCTTCTTCAGATTCAGCCACGGTAACTTTTCGTGCGGAATGACATTTATCTCTTTGTTGAACTGCGGGAACGCCCCTGAAATCGACTTGGTGGGAATGCCGTAGGCACGCGCCAGCACTTCCTCCTTTGGTCGGCCCTTGATTTTCGCCACGAAATCGGACGTGTCGATAAAGGCGTTTTCCTCTGTCCAGAAATAGTAGATGACCGTGCCGGGGCGGCTAATGCTCTCCTGCATCACGGGAAGCTCGCGGCCAACCAGCGGAGCAAATCTTTTCTCAATCGTCCGCGTCTTACCCATGATGTCCTGAATCAGCGGGGTCCAGCCGGTGAGCGTCGTGAACGTCAGGATGATGCGCCCGTGATAATCGACCATGCGGTACTGAAGCGTCTCAAACATTTTCTGGGTCATCTCCTCGTCGCCCCATGCAACGTGCGCCTTGAAGCCTTCGATCACCTGGGCGTCTTGCTGGTACTGGCGATAATTGCCGAACTTCAGCGAGCCGCCCTTGCGATAGCCGGGCAGTGGCGGCAGAATGCAGATGTTGTCGGTGAAGCCGTTTTTCTGGGAGTATTGGAGGCTATGATTTTGTCCCTTCTTCACCGGCAGGTTTTTGATTCCGATTGGCAGCGCGTCGTAGATCATCGCCTGCTGGTCTTGTACGCATCGGTCCTCGTTGACGTGGTAGCAGCGCACTTCTGATTCAGGAATCGTCGCTGCGGTCCAGAGAGCGAGGCGACTGGCGAACGTCGATTTCGTCGAACGGTTGCCTCCACATATCACGATATTTTGATACTTCTTCCAATTCTTCTGCACCAGTTCCCACATCGGCAGCGACCAGCCCTGCCCAATCGGGTTGTCAATCGCTCCCTTCTCCACCTCCTTGCGAATCCGAATGTAGCGGGCGAAGTTTTCATCCGTCCACGGATCGCCCCAGGGACCGGGACCGGCATAGCGTGCCTCGACTTGCGCTTTTGTCAGGACCGGCCGCCACGGGATGCCGAAATCGGGCTGGAACTCGTCTGCGTAATGAACTCTTGCCATGTCTGCCCAGAATTAGCGCCGCTACTGAATAAACGGCAAGCCTGAACGCTCTTGCCCGCGGGGTGAAGACTGCTTTGGTGGGAAACATGAACATTATGAATCTCCCCGCCGGTCCCGGTTGGTCGCCCGATGGCGGAAAATTTTGGGTTAAGGACAATTTGGTTTATTGGTCCGATGGCGACATCACCGACATGAACAACGGCGGTGTGTTCAGGACGATGCCCGGCAACTACACTCACGAAGAAAATTACTCCGAATGGTCAGATGAAAAACGAGCCGAGGTTAAGGCTAAATTCAAAGCAGAGCGCGACGAGGCTGCGGCAGAGGAGGCGAAGGAGGACGCCGAACAAGAGGCGCTTTGCCGAACGGCCAAAACAAAGCTGACGAAAGAAGAATACGAAGCCGTTCACGCCGCTGGCAGTTATTGTGACTGCGGGCGCTTCTTTTGGGGCGAACTTACTTAAAGCCATGCCCCTCACCTCCCTCTCCGACCACAACAGCGCAATCCTGCGCAGCTGGCATGATCCGTTCCTGAACGAGAGCCGGCCCAACGGCATCGCCTGCGTCAAGTGCTCCAAGGAACTCCACGACACTCACCCGAATCTGGTCATCGCGGACAAGCATCCGCTGATGAAGGCGATTCACTGTCCAAGGTGCGGCTGGGTTGGAGAAAGGCTCTGCTAAATTTACCTATGAAAAAAATCCTCCTCGCCTCCCCCGTCAAGGGCGGTTGCTCCATCATCTACATCAAGACCATCATCATGCTTCATTTCTCGAAAATGAACAAGATCATGGGAGGCCCCACGGCTCCCTACGATTTTAGATGGGGGGCTACAACCGGCACCGCCGTCAACCTGGCCCGCGATGAACTGGCGAGGCTGGCCATCGAGGGGAATTTCGACGGCATCCTCTGGAACGACATCGACCTTGGGAGCGACGATGACCAAATGATGTTCGACATGTATATGCGCCTCCTGTCCCACGGCGGGGACAAGATCGTGGCCGGCCAGTACGTCGGCCACAAGTTCCTGTCCATGTGGCACGGCGCGGTGATGGAGGGCGCGATTCCTGATGAAAACGGCCTGATGGAGATGGCGCAGATTCCGCTGGGGTTTTCGTACATGCCCATCTCGGCGCTTCTGCAAATAAGGGCTGCGAATCCATGGCGTCAGTATATCTTCAAGGAAACCGTGTCACAGAAAGACACGGTGATGCACGAGTTTTTCCCCATGGGGCTTTCCGGTCCTTGCTCCAGCGAGGGAAAGATGGAGCGATTGCGTCGGGTCGTGGCGAAAAAGCCCACCGTCGCCTCCATGGAGCTGATGGATGAAATCGCCTCAATCGTCTGGGACGAACGCTATGAAACCAACGTCGGACTCGGAGAAGATTTCTACTTCTGCAAGCTGGCGCGGGATGCGGGCGTGAAGCTCTACATCGACAACAACCTCATTATCCCACACGAGACGAAAATCCGCCTGCCGGTGAAGAACCAGGACTTGCTGGCGGCGCTTTGCGAGGACTGGCGGCTGGATAATAATGCTGAACCGGAGCAAGTGCGGGAACTGGTGGGGAAGTTGAGGCCGCTGCTGAGTACGGATATACCATGAGCATATTTACCCGCCTTTTGATAAGACTCAAAAACTGGTGGTTACTGAGAAATATCAAGCCGTGCCCACCGTGCCCGGATTGTGGGCATAGGCATCGCTTGTCTGGATGCATATGCGGGTGCCAAAACAAGGAATGGAGAGAATAAAACTTACCATGAACACCGTCACCACCCCCGACCTGACCGCGCCGCAACCCCTCTGGCCCCCCGACTACAAGCTCCACCCGGATCACTGCGGGGATGTCTTGCGCGGCTGCTATGACCTGCCTGTCACCCCAAACACCATCCTCGACATAGGAGCCAACGTCGGGGCCTTTGCCCGCTGGGCGTCCGAACGCTGGCCGTCTGCGCAAATCCACTGCTACGAGCCGCATCCTAAGAATTTCTCTCTGTTAAACCAAACGGTCAACCGCTACCTGCTGCCCCATGTACTAACCCACAACTCCGCCATCGCGGACGCACCCTGCACGCGCACGCTCTACGAAAACGGCTTCAACTGCGGCGAGTGGTCACTGCTCAAGTTTACCAAGGAGGGCGACGGCAAGATCGAGGTGGGCGTCATGGACGCGGCCACGCTTCCCGATGCCGACTTCATCAAGATCGACACCGAGGGCCTTGAACTGAACATCGTCAAGCGCCTGGCGGATGCCGGGAAGCTGGCGACGGTGGGTGCGGTCGTTCTGGAATACCACTCGCCAACGCATGTGCCCATCATCGCCCACATCATGCAGGAAGCAGGGCTCAGGCTGCATAGCGTTCAGCCGATCCTGGTGTACCGGGGGCTGTTGAGGTTTATGCGCTAACTTTCCCCGTCCCGCTGTTCTTTATACCAACCGTCAACACGGAACCTTACACTGGCGGGACGGGGGATTAAATTTGTGACCGCACTCGAATACATGCTGGCCAAACTTTTCCCCATGAGTACCAAAACCAAAAATCATCTATCGCACTTTCGGGTGCTCGCCTCAGACAAAACCTACTGCACTCTGAACACCTCGTTCCACGAACTCGGCGTGCTGATTCCCGGCGTCTCGCAAAAGGACGCGCACGTTTTCACCAACCTGAACGGCGCGAACAACGCCATCAAGCGCACGAGCGACGTGAAGCAGGAGGTGACCGAGTCCATGATTTCGGACTTCAAGGGCTTCGATCCGCTGCGCTTCACGGCGACCTTGGAGGCGGAACGGTTCTGGCCGGAATGACATGGCCGACTACTGCAAAGACTGCTCAATCGAGTGGTTTGAGAAAGACTACCGAGAACTGGCGGGGCTCATCACAGAAGCCGAAGTGAAGACTGGCCTCGGTGCCTGCGTCATCTGCGAGGGCTGCGGATTCATTCGTGTGGATCACGAGGGCAAGCGGCTGGGAGAACCGGATGCGACGACTACGAGGGTAGATCACACATGAGCGCCGCCATCACCGCCTACGGCATCGCCACCGGCCAGGTCCAGTTGCCTGTGCCGCGCACCTACCTCACCCCCGCCCACGTCCAGCGCCCGAGCCGCTGGGAGGGATTCCCGACGATCAAGGAGTGTCGCTCCACCAACACCTGCATTCAGTGTCGCGCCCGGCCGGCGAAATTCTATGGGGCTGATTTCGGGCATGGCGTGAAGTGTCCTGACTGCATCGAGCGCAGGAAAGTTTGGTGCGGCTCAGACCGAGTTCAGCCGGCTGGTCGTTTTTAGCGGGAAAACTTTATGAGCATAGATGAATTTATCACGACCGCGATTGAACCGGACGGACACGGGAAAGTCCGCGTTACCTCGACGCTTTGGGTTTCATCGCAGCTTCAGCGGGCACGCGAGGAAGCCGTAAGGAAGATGGTCGCTGACGGAAAGCTGGTTATCATCAAAGACGGACCTGAAATTGTCGGATACCCATCACCCGCCAACCACCCCAGCCCGCACGCAAAGGAGTTATGAGCCGTTGGATAACAGCCGAGGAAATTAGTCGCCGCTATGCACCCAAGCAAAGGCTGCTGGTGGCGGGCGTTCGCGCTCCCGGCTTGGACGTTAAGAAGCGGATTAAAAAGCCGAGGGCACACATTTACGGCCTGCTTTATCTGCCGAAGTTGAAATGCATTCCTGAAGACCGGCCGCAATTCAGAATACTCGACCTTGCCACTTGGCAGGACCGCGACTTTGCCCAAGAGATGGGCGAGAACTATGCCTCTTGTAACCCCGACGAACTGCCTACGTTTTTCGCAACCGTGCCCCACCCGCAACCACGCGCTAGCTAGGTGACCACTTCGCTCTTGCCTTGGCGGGTGGTTGGGCCATGGGTGATACCGCCGCTATGAATAATCCCCATCGTCCTTTCGCGCCTGTGTCTTCATCGACCGGGCGTTTTTCATTTGGTGAGTGCGCTCCGGTGCATCATCCGCTCACCGCTGGAGGAACTATGGGGAACCATGGCGGCACCTCTGGCGGTGGGCGTCAATTTTTGGGAGGCGAAAAATGAAGCGTCCCATCCTTCACGAAATCCCGCTGCATTCCGTCGTTCCCGCACCTGGCACGCTGATGATGACGATAAATCCAGGCGCTTGGGACAAACTGATCGAGTCGGCCTACAATGACGGGTGGGTGTTGCTGGTGATAAAAGACGAGACTCCAATCAAGGCATACCAGAAACCCGCCCACGAAATCAGGAGGAGAAACTGATGAGCGCCACGCTCCTGCCGCACTCCGCCCAGGTTGAGCAGCACGTCTTAGCCGTATGCCTCATAGACGAGGGGGTTACTCTGGCTAGGGCCAGAGAGTCAGGCATCACCGACCGGTCGTTTTATTTACCCGAGAATCGCACCATCTGGCAGGCGTTTGACAAGCTACCCAAGCCCGACCTCACCATCCTTGTTCCCGAACTCGGGGATGACGGCCTAAAGGCGATTGGGGGGCCACAATACCTTTTTCAAATCACGGACGGAATCGGGACTACGGCACACGCTGGGGTGATGATAACCAAACTGCGTGACCTGGAGCAAAAGCGCCGACTTATCCGACAAGCCACCGATTTAATTGAGCACGCACAGAATGGGACTGACCTAAACGAGCTAACCGAGGCCGTCGAGGCTATGCGGCCCGAGCGGTTCACTGGTAGTAAATCCGAAAAGCTCAAGTCCCTCCTGTCGCGCCGCGTCACTTCCGCGGTCCCGCCGCCTGAGCCCATTACCCGTCTGTTCCTGGCTGACAAGCCGATTGCCACCCCTGGCAACCTCCAGACAATGACCGCCAAATCCAAGGCGGGCAAAACCGCAGCCACGGGGGCGGCGACGGCGGCGGTGATCTGTGCCGCATCCGGCACCACCGTCCTCCATCACGACACCTTCAAGTTCCGCGCATCCAATCCCCAAGGCCACGCTGTCATCGTCATCGACACCGAACAGAGCCAGTACGATGCGTGGACCTGCTACCAGCGGAGCCTGAATCGGGCAGGAATCCAACAAGACCCTCCATGGCTCCTTCATTTCGCCCTCGTGGGCTACAGCGTTCAGCGCAGGAAGGAGGCCCTTGCCATGGCCCTCGAATACGCCAAGGCGACCTTCGGTGGTGTGTTCTTGGTCGTAATCGATGGCGTGGCCCACTTTGTATCCTCGGTCAATGAACTTGAGGAGTGCAATACCCTGGCCGACTGGCTCCGCGAACTGACGGTGGCCTACGACACCGCCATGCTCTGCGTTATCCACTCCAACGAGGGCGTTCAATCGGGCGACGATAGCCGGGGTCATCTTGGCAAGCAGTTGATGCGCGATGCCGAGTCCAACTTGTTGCTCAAGAAGACCGGTGATGTGACCACCATCACCTCCGGCAAGCAGAGGAAGGCCCCTATCACGGAGGCCGATGGCGTGGCATTCCAGTGGTCCGATGAACAGCAAAGGCACGTCACCTGTGTTGTTGATCCAGAGTCCAAAGCACGCAAAGGGGGGCGGCCAAAAGAGTTCACCTATCCCCGGATTGAGAAATTCATCCCAGAAGGCGAAACAAAGGCCATGCCGATAAACGCCATACTCAATTACGCCAAGGACATAGGCATCAAAGAAAGCACATTTCGGGCGCTCATGGAGGAGGCCGTCGATAAAGGCTGGGTTATTTGCAAGAAAAACGGGGCGATTGGCATGTATCACAGGCCATGATTCCAATAACCCAGAAACCCAATAACCGGCTAAATAACCCCCATTATTGGGGTCCAATAACCCCAGCCCAATAACCCCCCATATGTATGGGGGAGTTAGTTATTGGGCTGGTGATTATTGCCCATGGACCGAATTTAGTTATTGGGCTGATTGTAAAAACTCACCCCACCTTCCGATACATCGGATACTGCCCGGCCCTCACCAGCTTCCCCTCAACCCGGTCCGCAGCCTTCCAGTTCATCAGCGACCGCTCCACGCTCACCGCCCGACCATCTTGCACCAACTTTGCTTTTAGGCTACGACGGTTCGGGGCTAGGCCAATTATCTCTACCTCAGCCACACAGGGCCAGCCACCGATCATGTCCTGCCCAACCG